ACAACCTGATTGCCAGCGGTGCTCTGAGTATCGATCAATCCAACAACATCGCTACACATGCCTCTGACTTCTACCCTGATACGTTCGGGAAACTGGATGAATCGAGGCTGGTGGTGAACGACTCGCTTTATGTCGTGGCCGGCGTCGATGGCGCTGCGACTGGCACCGTAATTGACTTCTGCACAGTGAGAATCAAGTGTCGCATAGTCAAACTTTCACAGAAGGATTGGATCGCCATCGCAATCCAGAGTACGGCTAGTGACAACTGAGGTGGTTAGCCTGGCTAACTTCTGTCCGAACTGCGGCGAGGCTCTAGGTTCTCATGGGACCACGAAGGGACAAGTCCGCAAGACAGCCAGGAGAGCGTACGAAGATCCAGATACGAAGGTAGCGAAGAAGGTCAAGCGTAAGCCGAGCGCGTACAACAAGCGATATGCCAAGGCATTCAGGAAGTTGAAGCGTGCGCACCCTCGAACATCCTTCGCTAGGTTGGCGAAGAAGGCCCACCGATTAGCCAGGAGAAAGAAGTAATGCCCAAAGAACAAGTGAAAGAGCGTTTGCTTCGGCAATTCATTCCCCCTGTGTCTATCTCTGTTGATGGATCAACCTTCTTAGTGGAAGGCTCTGGGTGGGTGAAGATAGTTGCCGAGGATTCAGCAGGCAATCCTACCGACTGGGCAGTATGGAGAGGCTACTTCGATCTCTCAGGCATCGTTGAACAACAGGAGACACTCTTCACAGTGAACCCGATGTTCCAGGAAGGATGTGATTGGAACGTTAGCACGAACAACCCCACCGGGGCGATGCAGGTCTGGGACATGATCTCACAAGAATCAATCACCACGTCCACGTTCAATGGCGTCGTCCCTGACAGCGGGAATTGGATTCCCCCTGGTCTCACTGGAGGACTACAGACTTCGGGACTCATCAGGGTTGGTGACGCCTACGAACTCGAAGACATCCACTATGGGAATGCCAGGTCTTTCCAGTTTGCTCCCTTCACACCCCCACCTGCACAACAAGTCCCATTCCTACCCAATCAAACCCGGTCTTCCTCTTGGGGAGTGGGGAGTGCAACAGCAGGACAGAAGTTGTACATCTGTCGAGCAATACACATCACTTCAGCATTGAACCCCGAGGCAGGCAATGCGATTAGATCACCGGCCACTGCTGTCGTCGTGCCCTCCCTGATCGCCAAGGAAACCGACCTTCGCTACATCGAGCGTCTTCGAAGATCCTACGTCGTCCAAGCGACGGTGGATTGAATGGTCGTCAGTTTCGCCATTGGGCTAGGCTGGAACCGATTGGTTAGGGGGGATACTTGGAAGTATGTATTAGGGGCAATTGTGGCCCATCCTTGGACAAGGGTGGCGCTCTGGAGGGGTTTGGTCTGGAGTGGTGCAGGACCAGCATCATGGATTGTGGCTAAAGATATCGCCTACGTCGTTGGCCAATCAGGTGCAGCCATTGCACGAACTCGAACAGCAGCAGCCGTAGGAAAGGGTGGGGGTGCACTCATTGCTGGGTACGTCATCGGCGCAACAGCGGGGACGACTATTGTGTACGTGGCAGAGGAGAAAGAAATCGTCTACGAAGGAGCGACAGAAGATGTCATCGACTTCTATACAGGTAAAGGAGAATACTGGGGTGACTACGACATCATGGGACGCCCTACGGCTGAGGATCCCGGTCGACCAGGCTACTTCAACGTCCCGGGTAATCTAGGCATCATCGCCGACCACGTCAAGCACGGCCACTACTTCGGCCACTGACCCCGGTCTATCGTGTGTACTCGTTGAGGGATTGTTGCTCTGAGGGTACGCGTACGGAGTTGTGACACTCAGGACAATACCAGGTGCGCCGCTCCAGACTGAAGATCATCTGCGTGTTGCATTCCTTCCAACACCACGCCGCCCCATCAGAAAAACTAGCTCGGATTTGGTTTCGGCAGATTGTCATTCAATCACTTCCCCTGGTCACGCCGCAAACTCTACACTTCCAACTCTCATTCTTCCATGACCAGGCGTGGACGTCACAAGTCATTCAATCCCCAACTCCTTGTTGATGTCCTCGATTGTTTCAGGCTTCTGAAGTTGTGCAATCGTCTTGGCTGAGGTCTCTAGTCTAGTCGTTAGGGTACGAATTGCCTCTCCGACTGTTGTATATCCCAAGTCTTCGAGTATCCCTGCTCCTCTCATCTTCTGATCCAGGTCCCTCTTCTCTATGATCGCACTGAATACTTGGCTCCTACGGCCTCTAGGGACCTGTATGTAGGCACGATACGCTTGCTCTGTCAGGTTCAAACTCACTACTGGCATGGAACGGCGACAGTGTATTTCCTATTAAACCCTATTAACGCCGAAGCAATGCCCGCAAGATTATGTATCCAATGGCTACCATTGCTACGCTCAGGGCACGTTGCCTGTCCGTAGGAGCAACGGGTGTGGGCCTTTATGCAGTGGGGTGAGCGTTCGATCTAAGAAGATAGGGCGCAGAATGGACCCAAGGGCCCATTTCCGCCCGAATCTATAGATTATAAGCCGTGGTCACCCGCGTACGCGCATGGCAACGAGTAAGACTGGATCGTTCTGGCTGACTGAAGTGGTGCAACTTCCTATTGGGAGTGGAGGCGGAGACCGAGCGCAAGGGAGTATTGATCTGGGTGCTTACGTCGACGTGGGAGACCAGCAGGCTGTCGCCATCGAACAAGTTGATTTCATTTGGCAGGCAGGTTCGGACTATGGATCCGACCCGGCAGGACTGATGAACGCCAATGGAACACTGGGAATGCAGCTATCAGACCTGAACCCTGGCACTGTCTATGTTCGAGCAGATGACAACAACCTGATTGCCAGCGGTGCTCTGAGTATCGATCAATCCAACAACATCGCTACACATGCCTCTGACTTCTACCCTGATACGTTCGGGAAACTGGATGAATCGAGGCTGGTGGTGAACGACTCGCTTTATGTCGTGGCCGGCG